CATTTGCAATCGAGTTGCTTCGATACGTGCTTGCGATTCAAGTTGTGCTATTTGCAAGCGTCCCTGAACTTCTTGCATGACAGGATCTGGCGGCGGCGGTTGTTTCGCAGCTTCCTCCTTTGCCGCAGCGATTTCACCGATCTGTGCAAGCGCCTTAGTAAAGATTCCATCCAATTCCTTGCCACCTTTAAAGCGTTTAATAACATTTTGAAATAGCTCTATAGAAAACCCAAGTAGCGGTGGGTACTGCTCAATAAGCGACCGCATTTGGTTGAAAAACTCTCCTGTGGTTGACATGAGTTGCGCGCTTTCTTGCTGTTCTTGTGCTTGATCAACGGCAACCATTGAATCTGAAGCAATTCGAATGCGGTATGAAAGCCTATCGTCATTACGATACAAACCAATAATTTGTTGTTTAACTTGGTCTATCTGTATCTGTGGGTCTGGAAGAGGGACAGAAATAGGCTGTCCGTCTGGACCTACTGGAGGTGGAGGTGGTGGAGGAAGAACTGCCGATATAAGTCTATCCGCATCTCCGATCTCAAATATGTCCTCTGGCTCAAATTGTGACGCAATAATTGTACCAAGTTTTTCAATGCCGTCCGACATAAACTTGGTGAACATATTTTGACGCACAATAAGTCCCATTGAGGACCATGCGTTTTCAAGGCGATTTGCAGTGGCTGACTTATATTGTTCGCTTGTTCCGCGAAGAAGGTCTGAAACTTTTAGTGTTTCGTAAAGCTGTTGTAAGGCCGTTTGGCGAGCTGCCTGCAGCACTTGAAGTGCGTTAATATATGGAGTCACATCCATAAACTCTACGCCATTTGCAAGACCGCCTCTGCCTTTATATGACGGCCAGTTAATAACTGGCACCATTTTAAGGTCACCAATAAGCATTTGCTCTACTTGGTTCCCAAGGCTTGAGTCATAAAGAGCGTTGGTGCGAATAGCTTGAGTTACGGCATGAATGCGGGTGGTGAGACGCTCTACCTCAAGAATCTGGTCTTTAACGTGAGCATAGTCAGATACTGGAAGCACAGAATCTGGATCGGTGCTTTGCGCTATAATAGTGCAAGGATAGAAATCTTCGAACTCAAATGGAGGCTCGGACTCCAAAATAATTCCTTCTTCAAAACTATCGCTATACCAAAATACTCGCTCTGCGTCTTCGCACCAGATTTCGTAAATTTCAGCCTTACCTTCAATGTTTGTATTATCTCGTTGACGGTCGCGACTATTTTTATCAGGAAACGAATCGTATTTAAGTTTGTCTGCGCGGTTTCCAAAAAGTTTTTCTGCTGTTTCGCGAGTTAAGTAAGCGCGTTTTGCTCTCCATTCAACTTCAATTTCGTTACGAGCATCCGAGCAGAAATAATCGCTGTATTGCACTACATCAAGGCAAGCGTACTCTTCTTTCTTTGCTTCAATAGTAATTTTTACAAGAGTAATGTTGCCTGGACCTTGGCGTAACTCTTTGTCGGTAATATCAAATGGCGCACCCTTATCGTCAACGTATGTGCCGTCTGGTGCCTTAAAGATGGCAATTTCTACCATCTCATCGTCAAGCTCTACTTCGTAGCGAGGCCACAAAACCGCACGGCCTGTAAGGAGAAACTGCAATGTTGCGTTAGATCCAATGGTATCGAATGGAAAATTTACGTCCATTTGATACTGAACATTTCGCTCGAGAATAGTAGCGGAAAGTTCTTCTATAATTCCTCCGGTTCGCTTGCGGAGTCCTACTTCGGCTTTTGGTGTAGATGAGTAATAAGCAGGCATGAGAGTATTAACGCAATACCACCAACTATTAAGTCTTCGCTCGGTATCGGTAAGTACATTGATTTGCTTATGTGCGTTATAGACTCGAATTGATTCTTCGGCCATGTCAATGAATGACTTAGATCGCTCTTTGGCTTTAGTTATTTCTATTTTCCAATAGCGACCTGAATACTTATCAACGAATGGCTTCATACTTATATCCTTGGTCTACCTGCGTTTGCTCTCATTTGAGCGACATATGCCTGTAACTTGATTACACCTTTGTTAAACACTTCAGGTGGTTGCTGCCACTTACTATCAATAAGACGCTCTTTACACAGATATCGTAAAGCATCACAAGCGTGGTCGTCGCCAGTACTATCGGCGTCTTCCATTTTCTTCTTGTTAATTGCCAACGCTGGTAGTGTCTCTAACAGGTAAGGACAGTTAGCCGTAATATATAACAGAGGAGGCGTTGCCACCAACCTCTGTCTTATCTGTGACCATCCTCCCGCTCTTTCATTATCCGCTTGCCTAAAGTTTGGGTGTTTGTACCGTGCAAACACTGAATGAAACTGATCTGCAATAGTTGGTCCTCCCTGATTGTTGAAGATGGAGGGGTCGGCAGCAGCTTGTACATTCTCACCAACCGAGACGGAGGCGATACGATTGGCTTGTTCGACGTTATCAATGCCTTTTCCGTGCATTTCTCGATAGATAATGATGGCTCCCTTGGGGTACGGAACCTCATTGCCGTGATCATCGCGTCCAGAGCTGACAGCACCCCAAACAGCAGCGAAAGGACTATGATACCCCCAATCGTAGCCAAGATAGCGAGGCCAATGCTTAGGAATGTTAAAAGGCGCAACGATGTGTTTACTACTGAACTCAGGAAAGAATGCTCCTTCATGGATTTCCCAATCTCCTTCTAGCCATGCACGGACAAGTTGGGGAGAACCTACCATGTGCAATCGACTTATATACTTAGGGTCTTTAGCAAGGAGGATTTGGTTATCGTAAACCTTGCTTGGAATGTAAATGTAGTCAAATTTGTCGCCGTTTGGCAGTTCCTTCCATAGGATCTTCTTTCCCATAGGACTAGGTTCTACAAACATCCTTTTAAGCCACGTATGACCTACGCCGCCTGGGTTAAAAGTAAGAATGACCTGACCACCACCCTCTCCTCGGAGCGCTCCAAAAAGCTTCCAAATGCAACTTGGGTCGGAGAAGTTACCCGCCTCCTCGATACAGCAGAGGGTTAAGTTCTGTCCCTGATATTTCTCGGCATCATCGTCATTAGCGAGAGGACGGAACCGAAGACGACCGCCTTGAGGGAATGTGAACTGCTTTTTTTGGTCTTGCCAGTGAGCTTTTAAGGGTAGGTATAGCTGTTTAGCTCGCTCGATAAGGTCGTCGGCTTGAGGAAGTTCTTTACGAAAGAATATGGCGTTAAAATCGCGTCCTTGACGGTCTTGGTCTACGGCTATCTTACCCAAGGTGCCGTCAGTTTTACCGCCTCCACGAGCGCCACCGTAGCCTATAAGGGTAACAGGACAGTTAACGAGCATCTCCTGAGGTCCAGGTTGAGGCGACCAGACTACTCTCTCGTTAATTTCGGCCATTTTTAGCTTTTACTTTATCAAGTACTCCCTGAGCAAACTTGAGCATGGCTATCCCCAACTTCTCTCCGTCTACTTGTCCCGATTTGGTTATGTAGTCAGGAATGTATTGTTTAACCTTAGCTCTTCGACGTTTCTTAGTGTTTTTCATTTGTCCTCTACTGGCTTGCTAAACTCCTTTACTAATTCTTTAGCTTGAAACCGTATTTTTTCAAACGATCTATCATCAGGAATCTTACTGTCCACACTTTGAACCGACTGATAAATGCTCCAGTCCAGCCAAACACATAAACACGCTAAAAATTGCTTATCTTGCTCGTTCATTATTCCTCTGTAGGACCAAATATCGGGGTTTTCTTTGCGGTAAATTGATACACCTTCGGCGCTTTAGGTAGCGGCATCCAGTGAGTAATAAATGAAATATGATCTATCTTTGTAAGGCTATCTTTTGGCTCATCATTACAAGTCCACGTTTTATCTTCTTCAATATAGCCGTAAGTAGTATCAAGTTTACCGACGGCACAACATAAAACTAATTTGCAAACCTTCGGTAGCCGATCCTTAACGCTGATCCACTTGCTCATGCTTCCTCCTTCGGTGCCGCAGGTAGCGGCATCCAGTGAGTGATATTAAGATGTTCGGTGCCTAGCGTATTAGTCCATTGTCCTTTGCCGTAATTGCCATAAT